GGTCTTCGCCCGTTCCTTCGATTTCCACCGATGCACCAAGCCTCTCAGCAAGGCGCATCAGGTTTGCTTTTGTGGGTTTCATTTTGATTCTCCTTAGTTTTGGTTGTTGGTTCTGTGGTCACCGCTCGACCTCCACCCGTTCTGCCATTCGCCGATAGCTTCATAGTCCCGTTCTTTTAGGATGTTGGCTAGTCGTTTAAGGAAAGCCCCAACCATGTCGTCGAGTGGTATATCCTCGAAAGGTTGGTCCGATTCAATGCTTGCCGCAACATCTATCATGTAATTGTATTTCTTACCGCTCATCGCTCGTCCTCCTCGTCCTTATTAAACGACAGTTCTCTAAGCCTACTCCAGTCTATTGCGTTACAAATATCTGTAGCATTTGCGCTAGGGTCATCGTCGGCGGCATCTATTACCATCTCGATAGCGGCCAGTAGTTCTTCTCTGGTGGGCCTGCCCATCGCTCGACCGTCGTCCGAGTATGTCTCCACTCGTTCGTTATGGCCGCTCATCGCTCGACCTCCTCTTCCGAACAGTCCTCGCAGAAGCCGTCATCGTTTAAGTCAGCCTCGCTTTCACATCCTCGGCATTCCCAGGTGCTGTAAAACTCCGACACACAAGGGCCGCAGATATGGCCTCCTTGGTCGCCAGGGATTCGGTTCACGAACCCCCTCATGGTTGTGTCTTGTCCACATTCTTCGCAGTGTTTGTCTAGCTCGCTCATTTCTCACACTCCTCAAGCATATCTGTATACAGGGCGAAGCATCGTTTACAGAGAATCTCGTCCACGAGATATTCTCGCTCGAGTTCCCTATCCATGCGGTCGGGGGCTTTCTTCCACAGCTTCATCATTTGGGCTTCAGATGCGCCCTCCAGTTCAGCTACGGATAGTGTTGCCATCCGTGCGTCTCCTCCATTGCGGCTCCACCAGTCCCCGTTGGGACTGACCCAAACCGCTATCTTCTTATCATTATTTTCCATCGTGATTATCCTTTGTTGGTTGAAGGGTGATTAGCCCGTTTTCTATCAGTGAGTGCGCCATTCTTCCGTAGTGTCCCTGGAGTTCCCAGCACAGGCCAGAGTCCAGGAGTTCTTGGAAGAGGGCCAGAGTTTCTTCATACTCTAGCTCGCCCATCTCGTAGTCAATTATTCTTGCTTGGTATTCCATTGGTAGCGTGGGTTTCGTAAGTTGCTTAGGTAGTTTGAGGCTTCCTCGACACTACTGAATTGCTCCAGAATTTCTATTTCTTCGGGGAGTTCCTCGCAGGTGAAGTGGGTTAAGTTTCCCTCGCAGTGCCAGTTACAGTGGTGGAGTTCGAGTTCATTATCTAGGAACATCTCGGCCTCCTCCTGGTTGATGTGTAGGGGGATATCGGTCAGGATTTCCTTTATCACATCTGTTTTACCGTAGGTGTCCCAATCCTCTAGGGCTTGGTTAAATTCCATTTCGGAGTGAAGCTCCTCATCCATGAGTGGGTAGTCGTTTTGGACTTTCCATATGGCCTCAAGAAGTTCTGTGGGCAGGCCAGCTAATCCATCTTCGGGAAGCTCTTCGGTGTCGATTCCCGCCCCCTCGTAGCCGTATCGGTCGGATACATCTACCAGGTAGGGCAGGTCGTCGAATTGTTCCAGCAGAGCAGTGCCGTTCGATTTTCCGACTAGACCCCAGGTGTCATAGTTGCCACCTTGGAAGCCGTCGGGGAGAAGCAGTCCGTTCCATTCTGTGAGTATTAGTTCATTATGGGTTACTGTGGTCATTGGGTTGTATTTCGTCGAGTTCTAGGATTTTCTCCACGGCGGAGATTCTCTCGCCCAGGGTGGGTAGAGAGATTAGTTCAGCTTTTACCTCATCGAATTCAAGGTTCGGGTGCGCCTCGACTTGCGCCGCCAGCTGTTCCATGTAGAGTTGTAGTGCTTGTTTCTTATTCAATTCTTGTCTGTTCTAGTTTCAGTAGTTGAAAGTCTAGGCAATCCTGGATTCCCCGTTTCATGTTCCTGAGTGCTTCTACGGTCGGGTAGATGATGATTTCCACGCCGCCTCGGTTTATGGTAATGTGAGTGTCCCCATCGTCAGTGGTGAAGAAGTTAATCTCCTCCCTTGAGCTGTATCGAGTGGGTAGCTCGAAGGTTTTTAGTTGTGAGTTTTCGGTCATCGTTTATGTAGCGCGGGAGCGCGTTTTGTAAACATTTTATTTCGCAGTCCAGATTGTCCCGTCGGGCATTATTGACCACCCGTCGGGAGCGTCGTCGATTGTCTCGACTTGTTGCCAGTCCCCAAGTAGGGTTCCTTGCCAGCAACGGTCATTTTCTGGCTTCTTGTAAAGCCATGCTTTATTCGAGTCTACAATCAAGAAAGATTCTTGGCTGTATTGCTCGCAGAGTTCTTCAGGGACTGGCTCGCAATGGCCTAGCTCGATTCCTATTGAAAGTTCACTAGCTAGTTCTCCGCTATCGTATCGGTAGCCGCCCATAATTAGGAATTTAGGGCTGTTTCCAAGGTCGCTGGACAGAGATGCCGTTGCGTTTAAGGCTTCCGACAATTGGAAGCCTTTCCTAGTCGCTGATATTATCAGCATTTTCTTGCTCATTTATTTAGTTTCCTTGTTAGATGTTTCTCAATCTCGGTGATTAGGAAGGCAGTAGACCATGTTCTATTAATCGGTCCACCAACGCCAATCAGATTGTAGAGGTATTCCGTTAGCCTATCATTTAGTCCCGAGTCTTTGTCCAGGACGATATGAAGGGAAACACTAGTTTTTTCATTCTTAAATCGCGTATTCATTTTAGTTTGCTTTCGGTGAAAGGTAATTATCCTTGGCCTTTTATCTTTTAGGCCGGTTTCACTATTAAAGCGCGGCCTACCATCTTGTAAACAATAAATATTATTGTGACCCTATTGAGACATTTTATATATAAGAAGATAGGGGCCTAAAAGAAACTCAAAATAAAAGGTTTACAAAGTAGGCCGCTACGCTATTTTAGTAAGCATGAAACATAATCACCACCCGATACCATCACCCGAAACTGTACTTGGAAGGGCCGCAAACCTTGGTCATACCATCTCATTAGAATTGGCTGAAGACTCAATCCAGACTGTATTAGAAAGGCCCGAGCATTGGCCGCACGTCAATAGCTATGGCCCTAATGATTCCAGGCATATCGTTTGTGCGGCCGCCCGATTAGCTATTGGATGGCACCGAACAGAGTATAGACGTAGGAACATCCTAGCAAGGGAAGCGGAACAATTGACGCGCTCGGAGCTTTTCACCGAGGCCGCCGGTCACGATTGGCAGACCGTCCAGGAAGCCATAGATTCCCTTGGGAATAACCTAAAGGAATACGCGATTCTAATCCTGAAAGGAGAGACTACCCGTGAAACTGCTAAGCGCTTAGGCTGTTCCCATACGATGGTCGCCCGCCGGAGAACAGAAGCATTGAAGCGGCTGAGGAACATTCTAGAAAGTAAATAAACTAGACGGAACGACGGACCCGCGCCCTCCCCCCGGCGCGGGTGCCCCCCGCCCCCTGGCCACCGTCCCCTTGTCCTCGCCCTGGGGCCCCGCTACAATCAAACTATGGATCCTACGCCAAAGGAGGTAACAGACGCCCTCACCGCGATCGCCACAGACCCGATCGCCTTTGGCCGCGCCCTGGGCTATTCGGGCACGCCGGACGGGCGCAAGCAGTTTGGCCAGCTCCACCGGGACATTCTTAATCACGCCTACTCGCAGCCGAAGACGAGCACGGTGGTCAGCCGGGGCCACGCCAAGTCTACGATCCTTTCTGTGGTGGACACCGCCTGGACCCTTCTCCACAATCCGGGGGCCCGCATCCTGATCGCCTGCGCCTCCCTGGACTTGGCCAAGAAGCTGGTGGGCGAGGTGAGGGATCGCTTGATGGGCGAGCTTGAGATCCTCCCTGGGTTGCGTGTCCCTTTGGGGGAGATCTTCCCTCACCTCGAGATTCATGGGGCGCATGGTGGGATGGGTGGCGCGGGGCGCCCCCGCAAGTCGGGGCCCTGCGAGGCGTTCAACATTGTGGGCCGGTCGGGGCGGGGGCGCGAGCCCTCCGTATTCGCCGCTTCTGTCCAGTCGAACCTTGCGGGTAACCACCCTACCCATGCGGTAATTGACGATCCGGCCAACGAGCAGAACTCCCGCACCTTCGCCCGTCGGCGCCAGATCATCGATTTCATTGAGCAGCTTGAGCCTCTGATGTATGCGCCCGACTCCCCCATCAAGCACATCGGCACCCCTTGGGCCTTCTCGGATGTCATCAGCTACCTCGCTGAGCGGGAGGACTGGGCCCAGTTCCGCTTCGGGTGTTGGGATGGGGTGAACCCTGACACGGACGAGCGGGATACGGAAGGCCCCGGCCCCGGGGGCACCTGGCCCCTCTCCCCTTCTTTCCTCAATGCAGACGAGATCAAGGAGAAGCAGTACAACCTGAGCAAGCAGTTCTTTGCGGCTCAGTATCTCTGCGACCCGATCCCTGCCGAGGACGCGCTCTTCGATGACAACCTGATCCTAGCCGCCACCGACTCTCAACTGAGTCTCAATAAGCTGCCAAAGGTGCCGGCGATCCTGCTCTGGGATCCGGTAGCCCGCATCGAGGGGACACAGGGCGACTGCAACGGCATCATCATTGTTCGCTGCCTCACCGCCGCAGCCCTTGGTCTCCAGGATAAGTATGAGAAGGACCGAAATATATTTATCCCAACGTACGCGCACGAAATTAAGGGGGGCGCAGATGCAGCCGCCGCCCACATCGAGGAGTTCTGCATCCAGAACTACCCATCACTCAAATCTATCTGGGTAGAGAAGTACGCGGCGCAGGCGCTCATTGTTCCTTGGATGGAGGAGCGTGGGCGGCTGGGTGGCGTCAAGATCCGGGGGCACAAAATGCCTACCGTCGCTCTCCCCTATAGACTGCAAGGTTGTCAAACGGGGATGCGTAAGGGCTTCCTTCGCTTTCTCCCCAACTTCCCTGGTCGTGACAAGTTGGTGCAGCGTCTAACCGAGTTCCCCCTCTCCGATTCGGACGATCTTCCAGCCGCACTCGCTATGTTATCTACACACATCGAGCGGCGCGGTAATCTACCCGGAATTAGCTTGCAAGCGGAAGGTGAATCTGGTACAACCATATGGCGC